CAGTTTATCAACCTCATAAATTTTGCTAACGATATTTTTATCTGATTCCTGCAAATCCTTGACTGATTGCCATAACGTTCTCATCAAAAAACCGGCAATCGCGCCAAGGATGCTTAAAATCCAATTGATCATTACCTGATCCAAGGTTAAATACCTTCCGGCCATATAATATCAGTTGGAAAACCCTCCTGTTGTGGTATGTCACGCAATTCTTGTGTGTACTGCAGCAGCGGCTCTAACGGCTCAGTAGGCTCACTGCCTAGCGCTAACTCATCGTTGTGTCGCTCAATTCTCCAGCGCACTGACTCGATTAGTCGGTCGCGTTCAGCGCGTGCAGTGGCTGCGAGTTGCTCGTTTGTTGGTTGCGGGTTTAAGAGCTCTTCAGTTTCTTTTTTAGTTAGAGCGACCCACTCTTTCTCATGAGTTTGGATTGGGCTAATTGCGTATACGCTGCCAGAGTTGTCTCTGTAGTATCTCATTCTCATCTCCTCTCACGCCATACCTGTATGGTTACGCTTTCCCCAATGGCAGAGCCGTATGCATAATTCTCCCCTTTATGGACGGGGAATAAAATTCCTGCGTTTCTTGCAATGGTTGTGGGGTGTTTTATAGACCTGTTTATTTCAGTTCCATTTACAAAGGCTGTCAGGAAGAGGTCAACTGTATCATCAACGCTATTTACTGAGACTAGGATCTTTCGATTGGTACTGTTCAGCACGTTGGTGTTCATTGACGACGGTCTGAGACTGGTTACATCCACCCACGCTTGCCCTAAACCATCGGCTGCGCTGTACCACTTAGCAATCCGCGTGATTGTGACAGTGGTTGTTTGGTCTGCGAGCTTTAAACTGCCATTGCCGCGGTTGCCAGCGTGTTCATAGTTTACAATAATGCTATTAGCATTTGTAATTGTTTCAACTGTGTGCAATTTGTCGTAGCCGCTGTACTGAATGCGGATAACATCGCCAACCTCCAGCCCAAGGGTTGTGACAATACCAGTTAATTGAACTGTGTTGTCAGTCGTTCCGTTAGTTGTGCATGAACCAGTAATAGACGGTTGCAGATAGACCGCCGCATCAATATATTGTTTCCCGACTAGCTCAGTCCAATCCTCACCCTCCGCAGGCGAAACACTGTTAGCACGCAGCGCCAGCCACTGCTTACCGTTATGATAAACCTGCGCGTTAATCGGATATGGTGCGCCGACTGCAGACCATGTAGCCGAACCTTGCACCTGCACCTGCCCCAACGCTTCTGTGACCTCTTTAAAAACCCCATTCATTTCCTGCCTGCCAACTGGCTTATAATTGGGGTCTGTTTTTGGCAGTTGATAGTCATGCGTCCAGCCGTCAGTAGTCGACATTTTCCCGTCAGGCTGTGACGCATCGGGGATTGCTATTGTGTCGCCATCGTGGGCAAAGGGCTGCTTATAAATCTTAACCATTAGATATATCTCCGCTCAGTGAATCCACCGTTTTCAAAGTTTAAATGTTCCGAACCGAAACCAAACGCATCGTCGGGTAGTATTGTAAAATCAACGCCAACAGCCGCTGGCCTAGGCAAAAAGTCAACGTTTTTAAGTAATTCGCGCGTTCGGTAATCAGGCTCGCCGTTGAACGTGTAAGTGCTGTAGAGCATGTCGAGAGAATCGACAACGTAAACTGCGCCCTCACCAAACATCACTTCTAAAATCATATTGATATTCGGCACGGTCGGCGCATATGTTAGCGTAAAGTAACGCGCTAACAGCATTTTACGTGCTTGCTCAACACTCACGTTGTCAATAGCGCCTGCTGCTACACCAAATCCGCCGTTTTCAAAGTTCTCATGCTCGACGCCAAAGCCGAAAACGTCATCTAGGTTTTCCTCGCGTTCAATCGTCAGATGCACGTTGAGTATGCGCGCCCAAACTGCCAGCCCGAAAGCGTTGGCGGTTTTTAAATTGAAAACATCGCGGATCCAGTCATTCCAGAATTTAGTGTGGTTTTCGTTAATCCACTCTTGCTGACCTAAAATGAGCGCTTTTAGCTTGTCTGCATTTTCGTACTGCCAGAGAATCGACCGTAACAGATTGACGCTTAAATCAAGCTCTTGGCTCATACGATCACCACCGTTATTGAACTACGTTGAGTGCGTGCAACCTGATCTATATCTAGCGCGTAAACATCGCTAGACCAAGCGCCAGAACCGACTAGACTCAACTCTACTCTCTGCACGCTAATCAGCGGCTCCTGCTGATTGATTGCACCTGAGATCTCCCATGGCGAAACGTCCACGCCGACAACAAATGATACGTCGCCTTCTAGCTCGCCATTTACATAATTCATAACTAAATCAGGGATTAAGTTTTGAACATCTAACGAGCTAGCGCGCACCGTGACGCGAATCAATAGCGCAACTTCACGCGGGCGGTCAAATGAAACGGGATATGTAACGAGTGATCGCGGGTCTACAATATCGTACTGCACTGCGCCGTTATAGCCTGCGCCCATTGTTTTTGAATCATGCAAAGCTGTGGCAATTTCTGCATCTGTACCACCCTCAACACACGCCCAAATGCTGTTAGCTTTTAACGTTATTCCGCGCTTGACGACAGGTGCATCAGTATAATTTTCTAAAAACTGGTGGCTACGCACCGTCTCGATATTGCCAAGGCGCGAACGGATAGCCTCAGGCGTGCTCATAGATTGAATAGCCAGCGTTTCACGCCTGCGCCGACGAACCTGCGAGTCAGTCTCGGCTTTACGTCCGACCACTGCGCCGGTATTGTTGTCAATTCCGATCAATCCTAAAACGCTGGTCGCAAACGTTTGCAGCTCATGCGCGCCGCATTCAACAGGGCCGTATTCAATAGCGATAAAATCAACGGCGGCTGTACCGCCTGCGTTTAACACGACCTGCGCTACTGACGCAAACTGGTCGCCGTTAATAGCGCGAGCAATCGTACCCGCTGGCACAATCGTACCGGCATCGCCTGTTAGCGTAACTCCGTTAATGATTGAGCGCGTAGCGGGTTTTCGCTCACCACCCGTAAAACCAAACAAGCCATCCAAGAAAACGCCCGTCGATTGCTCAGGGTTAATTTGATTAGCAAGCGCTGCGTTATTTCGTGCAACAGCATCCCGCTGCTCCGTAAACATTGTGATTAGCAGGCCACTTGGCGTAGACGGGTCTGTGTCAATATCGTTGCCAAATGACGCCCGAAACAGCTCAATAACACGCTCACGGCTGTCTGCTGTGTCCGGAACAATGACGCCGCGCTCTGTAATAAATTGATAGTCAGACACTATTGATAACCCCTGCCACGTAGATAGTTTCTATTATGCACCGTTTCATAAAAAACCGCCAATCATGCGCGTGAAAAGTCTTTGTTTTTGTCCTAGTGTCATGTATCTAACTCCACAGGCTAAATCTTCAACTCGTTAAACCGCTCCGCACGACTGGAGTTTAGAACCAGTAACTCAGTTGATAAGTATCGAAAACAGTACCACCGCGACTGCCGGCAAAGCGAGGTCAAGAGTAGAGGGTCTATCCCATTCTAACGGTAACCACCCTTTATGCCAAACTGTGTAGGAGGGCTGGCTACCCTTAATTCGGCACTCATACTGCGTCTTCTCTCGGCTCCACCACCACGCCACCACAAATGTGGCGGCAATGGCATTGGGGCTTGGTAGGCTGATTAACAGAGAGATTAAGTAGACTAGCCCGTAAATCGGCACACTCAGTGTCACATGTGATAACGATGATCGCCAACGTTTTTGAGCTGTCCATTCCAAATACTTATTTACGGTATTCATAAGAGCTTAGTCCCGTAAACCGCTGTACACCAGCGGCTGTTAAGATTATTCCTTGCATGTATTAAGCTCCTTTATCCGCCCAATGTCGTTTCATAGGTCCCGAAATTGATACTAAATGTGTCCTCCAAGCTGGCGTTGCTAAGGTGGACCGTTATGTCTCCGCTATCGGGAACGGCAAGCGTTTTATAGTCCGACCTATTAGCATTCGGGGACGTGAAAGTCACTAAAGACCGTATTTCGGTAGATGTTCCGAACAACATGTGGGCCTCTACCACTCCTCGACCGTCTGTTGGTCCAACTTGAACACCCCCTGCATACACTCCGTTTATCCTAAAACTAACCACGCTATTACCGGAGTTTGCTGCATTGGGTACGACAATGAGCTTTATTGTTATAACATCCCCTGTCGCCCGGGCATAACCGGGGCGAATTTCTCCAGGCGTCCAGATAGTAACATCATCAACTGTATTTGTCTGAGATAGCCCCCACATCCCTGACGACTGGTATCTGGGCGTTCTACTGATGTTCCTACTTGCTCTTTCGTAGAACTCTGCGCTGGCGCGCGAATCAACCGGCACTGTGCATTTATCAGCTGTCCCTATCCCGAAGTCTATCCCGTTGTCCATCCAGCTAGAGCAATATGCCCGAACCCCAACACCGCACCGGTGTATACGCATCCCTTTAGTGTTAGATCCACTATCTACTCGTCCGAAGTACACCCCGGTTTCACAATCCGTCACCGTGGTATGATCTAGGTGTCCAAAGCAGCCTTCATTTATGTAAAGCCCATAAGTGAAATTTTTGAAAATTGCACCACTAGCAATATCCGGGGCTGTGATGGAGTGGCTTGATCCGTAATACCCCCGAACTCCGTAGGAAGAAGCAATGTTATCACCGTCATATACCCCACCAGCTATACCAAGCTGTGCCCCATGCTGATATGTCACGGGTAGCCTGACCCCTTGTGTGTGACAGTTGACAAGGGATAGCACGCACCCATTCCCCACAGAGAAAGCCTCACCGTTCGCCGTATTCCCTGTGCATTTTATGTCTTCGATTTTTAACCAGTTCTTGAATCCCGGCGAGAAGCCGTGATTGCCGCCTGGGAGTGTTATTACGGTAGTCGGGACGTTAGGATGGCCTCCTACGGCAGCTCCCTTTATAACCAACTGGTTCTCAAATCTAGCATTGTTCACTACACGGCCACCGGGGGTAGAGTAAGTCCCGCTCCCAAGTCTTATCTCAAAAGACCCTACGAACCATTGGCCGAGTGATGAAATATAGTCGTAGCAACTTTGTAGGGAATCGAATGGATCGTCAATTCCTCCATTCGCCCCTTGTCTCCCATCCGTTGAAACATAAAATACTTTTTTGCTTGTGCCCCACTGCTGCGAGCTTACCGTTTCCGAAGCGAACAGCCCCCTTGCCTGCAACCCACTTCCACTCAGATCAATGTGCGACCCGCCATCATCTACTCCTGTACTCACCGCTACAATCTCATAGTCATTTCCGCCACCATCCCCCTGCTCGTAATATCCGAGGGTGCGAACGTTCTGACCAACTTTGATCCCTGGTAACCCAATCATTTCACTTACTGAATTTACTACTATTACGGATCGTGCTACCAACGCCGCGCCCATGTCAGGGTTGGCAAGGTCCTGCCTAAGAACCGAGGCCCCCACCGCAACAAAAAGAGATTCTTCAACGCCCCAATCACCCGTAGTCGTATACGGCAATACCAATACATCACCTGCGCGATAAAGCTCATCTTCGTGCCAGAAGATTTGGCTAGGGTCTTCAATGTACATATCGGGACGATAGATGCCAAGAGTCCCATCTTTTCCCTCTTCTCCTACAGGTCCCGGAATACCTTGTACGCCTTGAGGCCCTTGTACGCCTTGAGGCCCTTGCGGGCCTGTTGTGCCTTGAATCCCTTGAGGCCCTTGAGGGCCTTGATGCCCTCGATAGCCTTGAGGACCTTGATCACCTTTGACGCGCCCTAGATTTAATTTGTTCACTACTGAGACTCCAAAATTAAATAACCATAATCGTCAATATACATTACCGGACTCGTCCCAGCCTCATTGTCTGAGTAGAAAATCAGATCGTCATTTTCCATATAGAAACCAAACAACGTCGCATCTTCACAGCGTTTTGCTCCGCTACCAACAGCGCCAGAACTACTAACAGATATATTGCTGATCTCACCGGCCCCCCAGATGGTTTCAATATGCACAGAGTAGATTAGTTCGTCTTGCGACAATCGAGCGTCGAACTTGGTGACAGATCGAACGCCTTCGACCTGCATGATACGCCGCCGCATATCGTTAGCAAATAGATTAAGCCGTGGCTGATTATAAGCTGTTTCAAAAAACCGCACGCCGCTCTGCATGTCGTGCATCATCTCGCCGCGCAATGTCTGCGCGTAGTGTTTAGCAGCGAGTAGCGCGCCCTGCAATCCGTTTTCAATCTGGATCGTATCACCTGTTAAAACCAAATCGTTTTTGCTATCTACTAAAAATGTGCTCAAACAACACCCCCTGTATTTCCGCCGCCCGGAACAACGCCGCTGTGGGCATGACCAGATCCTATGTCTTTGCCGTTGTTTGTGAATGTTCCAGTTGTCGCATTGTTGCCAGTATGTTCAACGTCACCGACGATCTTAATCATGGCTGCATTTAGCTGTATCTCGCCAGATTTAAGAGTAATAAATGTCGATCCGTCATATGTCTGCAAGCTAAACCCATCAGCCAGCACGCCACCCGCAATGCTGAAATTAAACAGCTTGAGCGGCAAAAAACCACCGTCGCCGAACTGGTGTATGCGCTCAGTGTTAGGCCAATCCATGCCGCCCTCGGATTGATGAAACAGCGAGGTATCGCGGTCTGCTGCAAACACGAAACCAAGGTCGCCAACCTGCACGGGGAATGATGCAAAGATACCGCCTGCACCCATGGTCATGATCGGTATGTTTGGCACGATTGCGCGGGTTATTTTATTCCCGCCAGTGTCGCCCATCTGGATCATGGGCTGCACTGATACGCGCCCCGTCGTGCGATCAACTTTGACCACCTTTGCGGGCAGCATGCCATCGACCTGCATTAGCGCTTGCGTGACGGCACCGCTTAGTGACGCGCCTAAATCCTGCGCACCTGTGGTCTTCTTATCCAAATGACTCATAGTCATAGGCGCACCCCCGTAGCCGTATAGAAAAAGTTATCGCCGTGCGTGTCAATGTCGTACTTTAGCTCAGTAATCTCATAATCACCGTTTAACGACTTATCAGCCTTGCTGTCTAGCCTCAGCGTGCCGCCTAACTGCGACTCAGCATCAATCAAATATTGCACCTGCACGCCTTTATCAGTGCGCTTTGGTATGCCAACTAAGCCGCTGTTCATGCCCAAAATACGCACACGGTCTTTAAGCGGTGCGCCTGCATCTTTAACTATCAGCCTGCCGTCATCAACAAAACAGTTTACGTTCCCGACACGTTGCAGGCTCACAATTTGCTGTGCAGCGGTGCCAGTGAAATTATAATTTGCTATGTTTTTATTGATAGCTTGGAATGCTAATTCTAGCGCGTTATTCATGGCGCACTGTTCAGAAAGTTGTTTTAGCGTTATTCGCTCACCTGCCGACACAGCGACTATTTTAGCGTTGTTCTGGTTGTTGGTTTTGCACTTTAAATTCAGATCAATGTCAGGCGGTGCTGTAATCTCAGCGTTGGTTATATCACCAACGTACAGCACAAAGTAGCCTAGCGACTCACGCCCTACCTCTAAAGTTAGGCGTGGCGGTTTAGGATTGGGTTTAAATGGATCGGTAGCGCCTAGAATAAAGCCGCGCGTATCTGCTTTTAATCCAGTTATCGTTATGCTGCAGTCGTTTTGCGTCGGGTCTGTGTACTTTGTCCCGCTTGCTTTTACGCGCAAACCCTCATAACGATTGAGTACGCCGTCAATTTCCAGCCCCACCCTAACAATCCGCTGATCAATCATGGCAGTTCGTCCGGCTCAATAAAATACAGCGCTTGACTGCGACCAAATAAACGCCAGTCGATAGGGTTGCCGCCGCTATCAATTATAAAATTGCCGTAAATTGCTAGGTACTTAAAAGGTAAAATCAGGCTGTTATCGAGTATTCGAGTACCGCTAATAAGCTGCTCATTATCAGCCCAAACAGTAGCAGCCATACCGCCAGTGATCGCCTTGATTTCAATGCGCCACACCATACCGCCTACTGATACGTCAATACGCTGATTAGGCACGGCCTGTAACATAATCTCACGCATTAAATAATGCTCCTTAGCACGCTCTGTTTTTTAGCGGGTGGCGTTTCGGTTGTCGCTTGGCTGCCTCGTTTTACGGTGCTTGACTGCTCGGGTTTGGCGACTCTTGCTTGAGTTAGCTCACCGTACTCGGGCACAACTTCCCGCCACTCTGACAGGCGTATATCAAGCATCACCGCGTCCATGGCTGCGCCTGTCTGCTCTTGCGGTATCTCAGTAACAATCATATCAGAGTATACATCCGTGCGCGTCTGTACTGTTACTAGGGTGCGCTCGGTGTACGTCTGCTTGATATCGTTAAACAGTTGCGACGCCTCACCCGCAAGCGTGAAACGCATTATTATTTCGGTTGGATTGTGCACAATGTGGTCGTTGCGATTTGTGCCATCCTCGACCTTGTACTTTGTAACAGTCGACGTTTCCAGAACTTGCACGTCCATAATATCGCTGCCCGCCCACAGTGGCTGCAGCTTTTCGTTATCGAGTATCTCGACTCTGTTTACCATGATTACCTCGTTATCGGCGTGGCGTTGTTGGCCTGCATTTTTTCAAGCTCTGCAGATAGCGAGTCAGATAAACCTGCCGATACACCCGCCGCATCAGTGGCTTGAGTCTCGACAGTTACTTGACCAATCGTCAGGTTTGACTCGATGTTATTGGTGCGCTGATTGTTGATTGCATTGCTCGTCATTGCGTTCGCTGGTTGTTGCTGCGCCTGTGCTGTGTACTGCTTAGCTGACTCTGTGTTGTTAATAATTTCGTTATCGCTGCGGCCTCTTGCCCCGTCATCGACAAAATCCACGCCGCTCATTCTGCTTGACGGTCTAACACTATCATCGCCGCCCGTGTAAACGTCCTCAACCTCGCGCGTTACTTTTTCTTCTGTGGCAATGCTCAGCTTACCGCCAAGCCACTTACCAACACTCCCTACAACGTCAGCAACTTTACCTACGCCAGCGGTTATGAATCCGATATACGACTTAACAGCATCCCACAGCCATTTAAACACGCCGACAATCCCGCTGGCCATGGCTTTAAAACCATTCCATAGTGCATCAGCTGCCGCGCCCGCCTCCGCAAACGCTATTTTCACACCCTCAATGACCGCGTTAATGATCTCGCCAACAATCGGAAAATCATTAATTATCTGGCCGATTAGCGAGTCGTTGCCCGCCATGAAGTGCACGATGTCGTCATAAATCAGGGCGAATGCAGCAGCAGCAGCGCCGACAGCCAAGCCGATAGCAATAAAAGGCCATGTAGCGGCAATTGTCGCGGCAGCGGCTGATAGCATGGCGGGCAAAAACAGCCCAGTAATAATCCCAGCCACGCCCGCGAAAAACGCAATCACAAAGGTTTTATTTTCCACTGCCCACTTGCCAGCCATTGCTAGAAAATCTAGCACCTTGGTTAGTACCGGCATCAGGTATTGGGCGAACGAATTAGCTGCATCAGAAGACACCCGCTTAAGATTGTTCAGCGATTGATTGAACGCTTTGGCTTTGTCTGCTGCCTCCTGCGTGATTGCTCCATTCTTTTCTTGAGCCAGCATCATGCGCCGAACTTCACCACTGCCTTTGCGCAACAGCTCAATCGTAGATCTCTCGGTGATGCCGTATTTTTTAAGCGTTTTTGTAGCCTGATCGTAGTTCATGCCAGCAAGCTGGTCAGCCAGATTCAGCATACCTTCCATGGGCTTGATATTGCGCTTACGCATACTATCAGCAAGGCTTGCCAAGTCTGCTTGAGCTTGGTCAGTGCTACCGCCTAGCCCAACGATGGAGCGCGCTAGCGCGTCCGTCTGCGTGATGCTAGCGCCCATCTTGAGTGACAGTGTATCTAGCGCCTCAATCTCACCTGCTCTTGAGACTGCCATGCCCATGGTTTTACTGGCAGCAGCAGCCGTAGCTAGCCAGCCTAAAGCGCCTTTAGCAAAAGTGGCAAAATTGCTGATCGTCTTTTTAGACTGCTCATCAGCGCGCTTCATGGCGCTGGTTAAATCATCAGCGCCTTTCTTGCCTTCCTGGGTGCCTTTTTTTATGCTATCGGCGTCAGCCTCAAACAGAAAAAGCATTTTATCTATTAGCATTATTTCACCGTATTTGCCGCATCTTGCGCCCGCGCCTCATTTGCCCGATTGTACATTGCAATCTCATACAGCTCTAACGCTTCCTCAACGTCAACGCTAGTTTTTAGTTCGGTTAGGGTTGCGAATCGCTCGGAAATGATGACTGCCACGACTGCATTAGCGTTTGGGTAATCTTGGGCAACGAATCCGCCAGTTTTTCCAGTAGGAAATCTAGGACGGATTGGTTGCCGCTCCCGAAAAAACTTGTGTTGTGCCTCATAATCTCAAAACACAAGTGCAGCAGGGTTTGCCCGTCTGGCACGTGGTTATCAACCAGTGCTGCGGTGCTCAGTGCCACCTCATGCGTACCACCATCATCTAGCGGAACATCGACGGCAACGTATTGACACATCTGCAAAACAAGCTGGCGCAAGTGGGGAAGCTGTTTGGATAAGCTGGCAATGTTGCTTGGTACTTTAGCGATAATATCAAGGCCGATAAGCGCGGGGAAGCGACCGATACGATACGTGCGCTCTACGCCGTCTAGGTCTTTGATAGTGACTTCGGTTGGTTTAATCAAGCTCATCATGCACTCCTAACACTGTTACGCGCGCGACTCACTATGCACGCCGAATGCAAAGCCGTATGAGCGAGTAGCGGTGCGACCGTTAGACGATACGCCTTTACCTTTAGTACCAGTAATCAGCACGCCCTCGGAAGCCGTAACGCTTGAGCCGTCGGGATATGTAACAGTAATCTCGACAGTCTCGCGTACGCCGTTTTGGCGAGCGCCCAGCATCACTTGCAAGTTTTTATCAGCAGGCGAACCAGCAACAACCGCAATGGTAGGGTTGAGCACTTGCGGCTTGCCGAATACAACCAGGTCGCCATTAACGTTAGTGTCTGCCTCGGCAATCGTCAGCTCGCCAAATGCCAGCGGGTCGGTATCGTCTGCGATGCCCTCAAGGAAAAAACCTTGCGGGAATGACGTGGTAGATCTTAGGAAGATACTAAAACCCGTTGCTGCAATATCATAAAGTGCCATGTTTTAGCTCCTAATTTAAACGAGGTTATGTGAACCAACTATGCGGCGTACAAAATCAGCTTTAGCGTAAATCAAAACGTAGTGGGCGTGCTTCTCTTCAATGCCGTCAACTACGACTGTGCGAATAGTAACGTCAAGCCAGAAGCCATTGTTGAACACGTCCATTGCCGCTAGCTCATCGCCACTCATGTCAAAAATGACTTCTTTCTGCAATGGCGTAAGGTCTTTTAGCTTCAGGATCGCACCACTGCGCAAAGCCGATGCAACAGCACCATTGGTGATAATCGTGCGAATGCGCGTCTTGCCGTCTAAGTTTGCTGGGATCCGGCTAGCAACCAGCGTATTAATCAGGTCGCTTGATACCTTACCTTTGATCCACTGCTCGCACGCCGCTACCATCATGTCTCGCGGGTCTGCTACAGTACCCTGAAGATTGCCTTTTTGGAAAAAGCTAAGTGGTGTCGCATTAACGCTAGTCACACCGTAGTAGTTAACTAGCAGGCCGTCTAATGCAAACTTGTCAACGTCATTATCAACGTCAGCAGTCATGCCGCTTGCTTGGCGGAACATAATTTGGTTGACAGTGTTGCGGCCCTCAAAGTCGGTCGCGTCAATCAAGCCAGCTGGAATAACCGCTTTAAATTCGTTAGCGGTCTCACTAAGAATAAACCCGGTCATCGGAACGTCTTTAAACGTAGTGTAAACCGGTAGCAAGTCAATACCTACCTTGCTATCTAGCTCAATGTAAAGCTGGTGCAGTACGTTGTAGCTCAAGTGATAATTTTTGAGTTTGGTTAGCTCTATCTGCGGTTCATCTTTCAACCCTTGGATCGAGAATGTACCGAAGTTTTTGTTAGCCTCACGGCTCGCAATGTAAGCATCAACAGGGGTTAGCACACCACCAAGCACAACACTAGCACCCTCTGATTCGGTCAGCATAAGCACGTCAGCCGCTGCGCCTGAAAAACGTAAAACAGCATCAGCAGCACTACCTGCTTCTGCGTAGGTGGCAATCAGGCTTGATCCGTTGGCACTAAACACTAGGCCAGCCGGCAAAGAAAGCAGGTTTAATGCTGTGACAATATTGCCAATTGTGGTTACTGCGCTAATACCTGTTAGCGTAACATCGACTGGCGAACCATCTAGCACTGTGATGGTTAAATCATCACCCTCTAGCGCCTGAGCAGCAGTAGGATCAGCAATAACACCACCGGTCAACACTGAGCTAACAGGGCTTGCCGCAGTGTCAACATAGACAAACTGCAAAGAGCTTGGCTTGTTAGCTGGTGCTGTGGTTTTCATTGCGAAGTATTGCTGAGCAAAAGCGCGGTCGGCACTTGAGTCTAAAATGCTGTTTAGAATCTCAAGCATTCCGTAGGTGACGGTAATCATGCCGCCGTTTGGAATCGAGTTACCCTGTGCGTCACGTAGGCCGCCGCTGGTAATGCGCCGATGCTGTAGCGATGGTGAGCCGGTCGCAGACGCACCAGCAACAGCGCTGGTGATATCTACATAATTCGTTTGTGAAATAGCCATGCGGCCTCCTTATATCCCGACCAATTCGGGCTTGATTGTGGTTACTGGTTTGGTTACTGGTTTAATGGTTCGGGTAAAGCTCAAATCAAAATCAAACGAAGGGTTTTTCTCATAATCGCCAGCAGCGTTTATAAATTCAGGCTCTCGCATATCAACTACATTGCTCACGCCAACACCCTGCGATTGTAGCAGTTCTATGTATGGTAAGCTGCTAATAATCATTTTAACAGCTGCGCACAAGTCGCTAGCAGTATAGTCGTCTAAATTTTTAATGTTGTGCTTGCGAAACGCTTGCACCTGTACTGTCTTACTAACTAGCGTGCTTTCAACGTGCCCCATGTGCCCATCATGCGGGCTATAGTTTCTACGCTGAACACCATGGCGGTTTTCGCTGATAGCGAACATGTAAACCGTATTATCTTTTAGTAGCTGCTTAGTTGGCTGCCTGCCCGCCTGTACAGCGCAATCGTAGCCGTATCCGCGCAATGCTGCGACCAAGTGCGTACGAGCAACAATAAAGGCTTGTGTCTCATTCATACGGCCACCAATACCAATTTGCGCCAACCGTCTTGCGCTGACCAATTCGTAATAGCGACTGGCTCAAACTTGCGGCCTGCGTAGACAATTCGGTCAGGCTGCTCGCCCTCTTTAGCGGGTTTAACGTCTGCACTTGTGTGCAACGTGGCATGCTCGCTACGAATGCTAAGACCTAGTTTTGCCACGTCCTGAGCGTCCATTGGTTGCAAGCTGCCAGTGATTGTTTCAGCGGGGTAATAAACTGGCACGGTCACGCCCATAGCGTTTTCGCTGTTTTCTTTGAAGCGCACCCAGCTCATGGATTGCTGCGGAATTATGGTAGCGGCTAGAGCGTGCAGGTTGTTGAAGTTCACTCCATCTCCCCGTTCACAGCATACGTTACGGATTGCAGCATCTGCGCCGTATCAATAAGCGGCTTGCTCGCTACGCCCTCGGTGCGCTTGCGAGACTGCCTGGCATCAAGTGTTGACTGTTTGAGCGCCTCGTAGCTGCCGTCAGTAATACTGTCTTTTACGTCAGCAGCCATTTTTAAACCCATCTGATTGAGCGCCTGATTTAACTCCATGCTCCCCCCAACTACTGCGCTCATCGCCTTGGTTGCAAGTGGTTTCCAGCCGTCATTTTGCGATATTGCATTACGAAAAAACGGGCGGCTAGGGTTATTTCCAGCTGGATTGCCGAACTCCTGAATGGCGGCGACATAGGCAACAGGTGTACCGTCTGGGTATTTTGCAGACTCAAAAAAACCCACCTCTAGCTTAGCTTTTTTAATCTGATCTGCTAGTTTTTCCAGCGCTTTGCTGCCTGAGTTGTCCTGCGTTATTTTCATAGCTTGCGCCTTGGGAATACGCCGTAAACTCGACGGAATGCGTCGCCTTCAGGATAGCCGCCAATGAACAAGCCAGCGGCAGCCTTACCCTTGCCGCAACGCGCTGCTAGCGCTGCATACTGCTGGCCGAATGGCGTCATATTAAGCCACTGGCCACGAGCATCAGCATTGGCAGGCATTGCCAGGCTAACACTAATGCCGCCTTCGCTTGCACTGGCAACGGCTAAGCCACCACCTGTACCGCTAGCCGTGCGGATGCTCAGCATATGCGCAACCATCAGCATGACTAATTGATCTAAACAGTCTTCGCACCCGCTCGGCAAATAGCACTCGGCTTGCTCAGCGAGTGCTAAAACCAGCGCATCAGCAGTAGTGTTAAACTGCGGATAAATCAGGCGAAACTTGGCTAGATCAAAAATCATGGCTATACCTTACTTGCGCTTGGCTTTGGATGTTTCTTCTAACTTTTCAACATCTGCTTGGGCCGACTTGTCAGCACCTGCCATGTCGTTAGCTACTTTGTCCGGGTTTTTCTCAAACTGTGACGTTGAAAAATAACCTTCTTTCTCACGGCTCGAAAAACTTGGAATCTTGCGCAGTTCTTCTAATTCTTCTTTTGTCACTTGTGTTGCAACACCTTTTGGCGTCCACATATGCTTATCGGTGACGTTAGCGCCGCCTTTAATGATGATGGTCTTGTCGCCAACGGTGTATGCAATGCTTGCTGTTACGGTCGAATATACGTACATAATATATGTCCTAAAAATAGCCCCGCTGTTACACGGGGCGTATCGCTTAAGCGCTTACTTCTGCGCGTGTGATTGCCCATGGGCGCAGCACGATGATGCCAGCGAGTGCGTTACTAGCAGTCTCAATGTAACCCTTGGCACGCTTCTCAGAGCCTACCACTTCGTAACGGCTCGGCACCGCTTGGATCAGCGTTGCTGAATCGGTGTCGGACTCGTCTAGCTCAGACACGTTTTCAGCGATCAGGTAGCCAACGTCTTTACCGCCGATAGCAGCTTTCAGGCTGTTAATGTACTCGGTACGAACGTTCGGGTAATTTTCGCTCAGCCACTGGCCAAAGCTCATATTGCCGCCGGTGTTGTACACGTTCATCACACCACGGTAGCCAGCCGGCAAAGAAAGCAGGAAGTTTGCATCGTCACGCAAAGATTGCCCCATTTGGGTTTCAAGCGCGTTACGCATTGCGGTAAACTGCGCAACCAACTGGGCAAACGTAGCAGAAAGCCATGCTGTACCACTGCCTAAACTTACAACAGACGGCAAGTTCGGATCGTTTAGCAGGCCATAGGTGCGAGTGTTAGCGATGCCGTTCCAGCCAACTAAGTTGCGCGCAATGTCGAGTGACTTGGTAGCAGCACGGCGCTTGGATTGCTCTTGCTGAAAACCAGCAGCACCCATGCGACGCATTTCTAGCTCGCCAACCTGAAAGCCTTGCTCAAAGCGCACAACGTCTCGCAGCTCAAAGCCGGGATTGCTGTTAGCCAATGGGATATTAACCGTGTCGCCGTACAGTTCGGCCAGACCGAAATCTTCCTCGGTGCGAACGCCAATCTCGTCATCATGCCAGTTGCCCACGGTGGTGATGCCCGCCACGTAGTCAATATCAACCGGAGTCGTGATTGCGCGAACAGTACCAGCCAACCACGTTTGCAGCATGTGCGCTGGAACAAAGCCTGTGGTAGCCGCGGGGCCGATCAAGGCGCTATCCATTGCAGCAACGCCAACGCCCAGCGCTTTCAGGTCGTTCAGCGCAAAGTCTTTATCTTGCGCAATGTTTGCAGCACCTCGGGCGCGAACTTGGCGTCCACTCTGATGCATTAATACTTCTGAAATCTTAGCCATGTTGGCGCTCCTTATGCTTGTAAGCCGGTCAATGAAACAACAGCCAAGTGGCCACCGCTCTCAGATACTGGTGTGTGACGTGAAACGACCGCGCCTTTGATCTCGGTGTGCGATACTGGCACAGTATCCTGATCTGTAGGGTCGGCTGTCAGCACGCCAGTCGCGGCAACAAAATAAACTTTTGAGCCGATAACTGGGGTTACTGCGGTTTTACCCGACGCAACAACAGGGACTAACTTAACAAACACTTCGCCCATGTGCAGGAACTCGCCAGGCGTGCCGTTTTTAGCGGTCACTTGGTCGATAGCGTAAGCGTGCGGGTTGGTCATAATGCCAGCGAATACGCCAGCGCCGCCCGCCTGCGAGGTGTTTTCGGTTTTGTACGTAAACGCACGACCGAACACGTTGTTCGCTTCGCTTGCACTATCTAAAATTAAAGGCACTGCACGCTGTGGGCCGTCAAATGCCAGCGTACCAATAACAGCGGTGCGCATAGCGGTGATTGAGTTACGGATTGTCATAATTATTTCTCCCAGCCGAACACGGCGACTTGTGGCTTATGAGTCGATACGACCGCTTTGTCTTGCGCTACTGTTTTTGCAGACGCTGGTTTGCGACCGTGCAGGTAGCCAGCGATCACGGCAGTTGCTTGGCCTTTGCCATGCTTAATGCCAAACTTTTTACAAGCGTAAGCAGCGATTGATTCCGCGCTATCCATTGAAGTTTTTGGAACTGCACCAATAAACGGCTTAACGCGTGCGGCCATGGCGTTACGCGCATCAATGTGCTTAACGGCCTTGTGCATTGCGTCTTGGGCGATCTTCTCTTGCAACTCTTCTGCGGCCTCTAAAACTGCCTCGGCGTTCTCAACGGCTTCGCCAGCAGCTTCGATAGCAGCAACGTCATCGCCTTGCTCTTCGGCGGCAACAGCTTCGGCAGCGGCTTCGGCTACATTGTCAGCTTCTTCAACGATGTCGGTTACTTCATCGTCTTTTGCGGTTTCGTCTTTTTCTTCGTCAGTGGCAGGACTCAACGCAGCTTGGAGCTTTGCCTTGTCCTCGTCAGACAGCGCGCCAATGGCGGCCATGATTTCTTCTAGGGTCTTCATGGGCAATAGCCCTCCTGTGTCAAATGCATAGTGATCCAATACGGCAACATCTCGACCTGTGCGGCCTTTGTCAACAAGTGCTAGATGGTTGCCGTGGTTTATGACTTGTTTATAGTCATACTGCTCCCCCTCGTACTCGCCGGACTCTTCTATCCAGTCACAAGTGTACGCGGGTGAAAGCTCGATTTTTCCGCGCGCTAATTGTTTCTGTAGCGCGTCGGAAGTGATTTTCAGTGGTGCATATAGGTAGGGATGCTCGTATACGACGTTTTCGCCTGTGTAGCCAGCTGGTGGCCGATCATCTGTACTTATGCCAATGCTGCCCAGAAACTCGTGGTCGTCAATGATTGGGATTAGGCTAAATGTGCTTGCGGCCTTTTCTAATTCTTCTGGTGATCGCAGGACGTTATAAATACGGGTAGGCTCGGGCGCACCGATCTCGGAACCCAGATACGGAAAAACACCAGATTTGGAAATCGGATTCTTTGCTATGTACATCCAACCATTAGAGTCGATTTCTCTCTGAGACAAGTGCGCGCACCTTTCAATAGGTTTTATCTATTGTGTAGGATACTTTGATAGTTTTGCAATGTCAAGAGGTATAAAAAGCCGCCAGTGGTGGGCGGCTTGTGGTGGTTATCTAGGTGGGTAAAATATAACTACTGCGCTGGGGAACGGCGCACTGTTCTTTGCGTCACCAAACTTTAAGCGCCCTCGGATAAACTCAATTTCTCCTTTCATGGCGTACTCGTGCCACCATTTTGTATCTGTGCGCGCTGGTACTAAACAAACAACAGTTGCGCCACGCAAACTGCTTTCATACGCTTTACGCATCCAATGTATGATCTCACGCCCGTATGGTGGGTTCATCCAGCAGTTACCTTCCCATTCTTGCGCAAGCCCGTCATCCTCTTCTGTGTAGAAAATTTCGCACTTTGCATTCTCGGCGCTTGCGCATACATCTAAGTCGAACCTAAATATATTGTTGTAGTATTCAAAAAAATGCTGCTGGGGTAGCCCACATATCTGTATTGCTCGAGAAGTGAACACTCATACATCACCCCCAATAACGCCAATAGCCTTCACAACATGCGATGCTCGCTCTTTCGCTAACTGGTAGATGTCTTTGTAAGGCATCTCGGCTTTCACGCCGTCACGAATCGCAATATCTACCACGCCTTCTAGGATTGCGACTTGCTTCAACTGGTTAGCGTCTAAGTTGTCACGCTCGCCTGATTCAATGCCTAGCAAGCTGTTAGTCATGCGCGTTACGTTTGCATAGTAATGGCTTGCCGACTTGCTACCCGCTGCACTGGCGTACTCCACAAGCAGTTTAATGCTATCGGTCTCAGCTTTGCGCACTTCTTTACCGTCAAGGCGTGCAATATCACGATTAGCAAGTTGGGCGCGTACCTTCTTAAATGCGGCAACTAGCTTCTTCTTTAGGTTGCGCGCTCTTGGTGTGTTTTTGATATAGGTCAGCATTAGGTAGCTTTGATCTTCATTCAGCAGGTAGTAAGGCTGGGGTCTGCCTCCGCCTTCTGGTTTAGCGAGATGTCTCGCGAAACTACCGAACTCCTCAAAGTCTGCTGCATACTTGTCCATCACATCGCGCATCATATCGCGGTGCCGAACATCAAGGCGGGAAGCCATAAGGCGGGAATCAACTAAGGGTATTTGATTCTGGTCTAACAGAATAAGGTCTTGCATATTTTCACCTCAAAACAGTTTATGCCGCAATCGGCAGGGTAGGCATTGCGCCTTGGGGCATTATAACATGCTAGTCACCAAAAGCAACAATAGGCACTAGGTAGCACCGACAATTATAAGTTTCGCCAGCCCAGCCCCTCGTTCCGTCTTCTTCAATAATTGGCGGATTGTCCAAGTCGAATATCTGGCCATCATATTCTAAATGTAACGGTCTTGGGTCTTTGCTCCCGCCGCTATGTCGCCAGCGGACTTTTTTAATTCCAGCTGATTCCATTCGGGCAATATTGGTCGCTGTAGTTAGTTTACTGGTCTGGTCACGCGCGATAAAAGCCGCTCGCTCGGCCACAGTCTCGCCTATGAAATAGGTCTTGCTGACCAGTTTCTCAGCAGCACCCTTTATGCTCTCAGCATCACCGACATTATTCATCACGGCCTGAAATACCTTCTCGTGGTACTGCGACTGTATGGACTTAATCAAGCCAACATTTACACGGGTGGCGGCTTGCAACTCACTCCACATGGCTTCTGGCATCTTGGGCGTCTTGATTGTTAGCCCACCGCTTAGGTCTTTAAGCGATGAATCAAGGTTTCGCTTGCTGGTTTGGTTGATACGGTCTACGACACGCCCCGCCAAGTTGCGCGCTAGTTTGCCGAAAAACTTGCTCCACTTATCGTCTAGGCCGCCGAACATGGATCCAAGCTGGGAGCCAAGGCTACTAGCATCCATTGCTGCTGATTTAATTGCTGGTTTGAGCTGTTTCTTTAGCTCGCGCTCGTAATCCTTGCGCATACGCTTGACCGCTTTCTGAAGCGTTACGCGATAAAATTTTTCGGCATCGTGACTCGGCTTAAGTGGAGCGCCAACCAATGCTGCGCCACGTGATTCTGCCCAATCTTTAGATGATTTCTTGAGTTTCATCATCACCACCCATCAGATCGTCAAGCAGGCTTTCAGCGTCATTATCCAGCTCACTGTCCTGCTGCTCAATATGCCCGAAAAACATAGACTCTTTGTTCTGGCTAAGGATCATGGCGCCTTGGGCCGGTGTTAGTACCATTTGTGATACAAGTTGGGCAATCGTTGCGCCATTTTTGCTATCAATTTCAGCGTATTCAGCAGCAGTCGGACTATCCAATGCCATCCAGGTAACTGTTACGCCCTCAGCATCACCTAGCAACTGACACTCAATCGCATAGTGGCGCTCAAGAAGCGGCATCATGTGAACAGTCTGAATTGACTCCAATGACTGGCGGTAGTCTTCAGCTTCACTCTCGCCTGTTGCATTGAACCCTTTTGGCGATGTGCCTAATAGCTTTGTGGCTGGCACTCCTGAAATCGCTGCGACGAGTTGGTACTGCGTCATGATGGTTGTATCTAAATCAGCCAGCGCCGTGTCGATCTGGGTTAGTCCGCCGCCATTTGCAGTGTCGTAGACAAACACGCCAAGGTTGTCTGCCATCTCCTGCAATCCTTGCACGTTGGCAATTAACGTTTCTAGCCCGCCATCGTTGATAACAGATTCTAGGTCTACGCCTAACGCACGCAAGCGCTTAGTCATCGCAAGCAGTGGCGCTTCATCGGCTGTGCGCTCGGCTGCATACACTCGGCTGTACACACGCTCAGCTACCGACTGACCAAAATAGCCGTAAGTGGCTTTTAGATAGTCAGCTACTGGGTACGGTATGCAGTTAATTACATGAGAATGGTGATAACGCTTGTTACCGATACGGTAAAACTCAGGCTGCATGTAGCGCAGGCTCGCAGGGTTAGAGATATTCTCACCCAGCACCTCGCCATTCGCCTCACTGGAGTCGATAATGCTAATGCCGTTGTATTCGGTAACAGCCTCAAGGTTGAAAGGCGCCTCGTAATACTCAGTTTCGTCCTCACCGGATGGGCACGTGTGAAACAGTGCGACCGCCCCACCGGTGCGTCTTGCCGATGCTACAAAGTCTTGCAGCGTGAACTCAATGCCGCTTTTTTTATCCTGCTTTTGCAGCGTGTCGATTAGCTCTTGGTTTTCGCTGTCCAGCTCCCAGCCTTGACGCACGGCATCGCGTGCAGGCATGGACACGGCTTTATCAATCATCCAGTGCTTTGACATCCATGCGGCTTGACGTGCGGGCACAGCGCCCTGAGCTGCAAACCAATCGCCGATAGCATCAGGAACGCCCTGCTGGCTGCCAAATAGTAATTTACCCATAGCGCTATCGGATGCGGTACCCGCTACGGTAGGCGTGACAATATCAACGCTCGGGTAGTCGCTAGGGTCACGTTGCGGCCAGTTCAATGCGGCCCGTTTTTTCTTGGGCTCGGGTGCTGGCTGCTGTTTTTTGTTAAATGGCCACATGTTAAAATAGTCTCTTGGTGGTTAGGGTGTTGCGATTTTTGTTCGTTACCAGCATATCATCAACCGCATCCATGAGTGGGTCAAGGCAATCATCATGTGCCCCATTAGGGAAAGGGGTTGCCTCGGTCAGCAGGTCGGATAGCCATGGTGCAGACTCAGGTAGACAGACATTGCCAACTTGTATCTGAGGCGCTGCATCCATTGCGCGTGTTACCTTGTCAATGCTGCGCTGTACACCGACTACTGGCACGCCGGATTGCTTTAGCTGCTGGATCAAGCCTGTGCCGCTGGCCTTGTCCTCTGGCTTAAATTGACGCAGTGCCCCCATGCCTTCAACCGCCTTGTGCTTATCCCAAAAAGCCCTGGCGGTGGTCAGCAGTTGAGGTGCCTCCCATTTGCCGCGCACCATATCCAGTAGGTAAATCTTACCATCAGCTCCAGCACCCCAGCACTGGAAAACACTGTAGTCGTTTTGCTCTTTGGTTTTTAGTGCCGTGTCAGCATAGATCATGCGGTATTTGATCTGAGGCAATGCACGGTAATACTGCCACCATTCATCTTTAAAAATACCTCCACCGATAGGCGCGGGGTTTTGCATGTACTGGCCTGCAAACCTGTAAGCATTACTCGCTTCCATCCTGCGTAGGTCATCAAGCGGGAATTGCTCAGGCCAAAAACTGTTTCCGTCCTGACCTATAGCGGGGATATTTAAATGCTCCCAGTGCTCGCCATTGCCGCCTGCAAGAAGGAAACCTGACAAGTCGTTTTCGTGAAGTCTTTGCATGATGATAATTATCGGGGTGTCAGGGCTGTTTTTACGGCTTTCCATCGTGGTGCTAAACCAGTCGATGACATTGCCGCGCATCACATCACTGCTTGCCTCCCCCGGCTTATGCGGGTCATCAATGACAATGGCACCCTGGAACCTGCCTGACATCCCACCGGCACCACGGCCTGTTATCGAACCCTCGGCACCAGTGGCATAAACCACGCCACCCTGCTCGGTGTGAAATTCGTCTTTTGCTGCTGAGTCTTGCCTGAACTTGATCCACGGAAAAATCTGTGCATAAGCCTCATGGCGCATCAGCTCTCGCACATTAAAAGCGTTATTGGTTGCAAGGCGTTTTGAATAGCTGGCATGTATCCAGTGGCTATTAGGAAATAGCCCAGTAGCCCAAGCTATGAAATTGATAACGGCAAGCTCGGTGTTATGAACAACATAGCCATCCGAAATGTAGTTTTTTTCATCGTATGAATCCGCATCAACAGACAAATGATAAACATCATCAGCGCCTGATTTTTCGACACATTTCACCCTGTCATAAATGAAATCTTTCTTTATCCACTTGGCAGCTAAGGACGGATCGATTTCTTCCACCATTCTCGCAAACTTGGCATGAGAAATAATCCCCTTGCCATTCTTAAAGTCGATCTTAGGCTTTGCAATTTTGCATTTGTATGTAAGACCTTTAGCCGCATCGTGGGGGAATCCTAGCAATGGCGAGCCCCTGCGCTCTGTTTGTGCCAGTCTGGTTATTAACGATTCCTGTTTGTGTAGGCAATCTATCTTTCTGGAAAGATCCTGAGCCTGAGTGGTGCTAATGATTAGCGTATAAGCGCCCGCATAGCCGTTTTGCTTTGAATATTTGAAAGCAGTAACGCCACAGGTGTCCAGTAGCAAGGATATGTCATCAACTAACCCCTCGTTGGCCAAAGTAACACCGATTTCACCGTTTTGGTTAACATATCCATCTGTTGCCACCATAAGCCCTATGAATCGGTACTTCTGCGCCAATGGCAGATCAAAAAAAGCAGGCGGCAGTCTTTTGTTTTTTGCCAGACTGCCCATCATTCCATGCTTTCGGATTAACTCAGCCGCATAACCGTCACGACCGCCCATTACAGAATAGTCATATCGGCTTTCATCGTAACGCTTAACAGAGAACCCTAATTCTTTGCAGCAATCCAAGAAGCAATCTAGTGCCTTGTTGTTGTCCGATGCAAACCTAATGTTCCTGCCATTTGGGTTTGATGTGCCGCCCTCAAAAAGCATCATTGTGATGAAATCCAGCTCCGCATCTGGCAGAGGCGAATGGCCATCTATTTTGCTGCAAAGCCTAATCAAGTAATGCTCACTAGTTAGATCCTCAGCCTTTACCCATCCTCTTTGAGTCAAAACTGGATGGTCGTAACTAACCTTTGTCGATCTACCTGTAATACTCTTGATAGTGACTGTCTCTTTTGTGTACTTTTCAACACCGAGAACCCTTTGTTTTTTTATCTGTCCATCAATGTGTGATAGAACAGAATCGCCCGCCTTGATCTCATGTGCTTTCATATACCCACCGTCTGTCAAAATAAGTGAGTTCATTGTAACACACTTGCCAGACCGTGGGGGGATATTAATTATCAGGCGCTTGGTTTTACCCAACACAACACGCTCCAGCGCTTTGCAGATCTCTTCTTGGTGCCAGTTGTCTTTAAGGTCTATGCCTTTACGCGCCTTGAACATGGTGCGGGTGAAATACAGCAGTTCGCCTTGGCAGTCGGCTATTTGGTCAGGTAGCATGTTTTCGTGCTAAAGCAGCTAGTACAGCTTCCTGTGACGCAGCAGGACTCATTGACCCATCGCTACTCATCAGATCAATAACCTGCTTATCAAGGCCGCATATCTTAGCCTTGCCCATTGTTGCTGCAACAGCCGCAGATGACTGAGGCGTCTCAGCGCTAAGGGCTGCCTGCCTAGCCTCCTCCAGCTCAAGCACAAGGCTATCCACGGTCACATTATGGCGCTGCATGATTGGCTCTCTTAATTCCGCCAACCTTGCGGCAATCTTGACATCTGCCAGCAGGCGGCTAGCAGACTCATTAACAGACTCAGGCTTCATCTTGCCAGCGTCATAAGCCCGCCTATACGCCTCACTAGCATTATTAGTTTCAATGTATGCAAGGCAGAACAGCTCTTGTTTTGCCGTGAGTTTCAATTCAATTCTGCCTCCATAAAAAAACCCCGTAGCACACAATGCACACGGGCGTGCTGTTGACAGTATATCACAAATTAACTTTTGTTTCTTCCACTAGCTACGTATAACGATCATCCTAGATTGCATAAGCGCAAAACCGATAACGCCAATAATTGCTTCGTTCGCGCCGCCTAACATTTGGACCATAAAGTAGCATGTTAAGAAGAAGCCAAAAATTAGCCAGCTTCGATATTGCCAATTTTTGATAATGTAGTTTGGGTATTGTTTGGTTTTCATAATTTATCCTCAATTGTTTGTGGTTTTGAGTAGCGCTCAATTAGCGCTTTAGCGTTCCAACAAGACCTTTCATGTACAGATCCATAAGATCTAGCTCAATCATCACGTCCTTACCATTCAACGCTTTCAAAAGCACCGGAAAAAGCTTCTCTGCAAGATCTTTAGTGCTGCACTCAGCCTTTAGTTTTACATCAGCTTTCTTTATCGCTGCAGTCTTATGCTCCATGTTTTTATAGATAGCCTTCGAGAGCTTACCACCACTGCTGCGCTCTCCGTCTATCAGGCTAGCAATACCCTTGCTGTGGGAGTCCTCGCTGTACATGTACTCGTCGTAAGAATCATATCCCATCCTGCCGACTACTTCAGCACTCAACGAATCATCACCGAGCGCATAGTGCACAACGTCGTTCACAACCATATCATGCACAAATTTGTCTGGGATTGCACAAGCTGCTTGTGCTGCTGGTAGCGCCACTACCACTGACGCTAATGTTACTGCCACTGCTAAGATTACCTTTTTCATTTTCATAATTTACTCTCCTGTTGTGTTGTTTTGTTTCGATGTATTGAATTATACACAAACCACCAATGATTGCAAGCGGTTTGTGATTTTTATTTATTCTCCATCGCTGCTTTTGTTTGCTGTGGCGTATGTTCCGCCGCTCCGCCCAGCTGATTTTTTAATTGCAACGATAATTGCATTTTCATCTACAGCGGAAATAAAGCTTTTTACTGATTCAGACTGAAGGAAAGCACCCGGCCGCTGGCTTTCAGTAGCTTTGCCATTGGGTTTGTGCTTTTAATAATGCTCGTCACCTCCATTTTTTTGTGGAGGCGGTATTCACACTACAACTACTAGGTACCGACTAGGTCTTGTGACTGCCACATACAGCAATCTACACAACATCGCTATGTCAGCGTTTCTCTGCATGTCTGCCCAGTCTACGATCGCAACATCAAAAGTGCTGCCCTGAGCCTTGTGCGCAGTACTGGCATACGTATGACGCAGGTCAGCATAGTCATCATTGCACTGCTCAACCAGTATCGCTAGCTGGCCTCGCCTCTCGTACAGCTCAGCTATCTTATCGGGTTCAGTAGCCTGCTTTGCAGCGCTATTACAGCTTGATAGTTGCTTTTTCCAGTTGCGTAGTTTTGATCCATAGCTATCAATATCAGCAGGCGTAATGCACTCAACTTCTTTCCCGCCATCCAGCACCAGCTCTATTTTTAAGCAATCAATATCCATGCAGCCGTGCTTGCCTATCATCTCAATTGTTTTAGCTTTGCCGATTGAGTCGGTAGGCGCAATCGTCACGTTGTCTTTTATCATGCTTGACCCAAACGTGACCGGATCATTTACCGCAATTCTTGGGGAGCCAGGCGGGTGGAAATAACGCGAAACAATATCATTGACCTGATTGACGCTCTTGTTCGTAAAACCTACCGAGCGGCAGTCTAGCCCATGATCAATCGCCGACTGTACAAATGAGGCTATGGCAGTCACTCCGCCGGTAGTGATTTGTATTGCATCACCATCGCCTGCTGCCACCTGCATGGCGTGAATGTCAGGCCTCTCTAGCTTTTCTAAGCAGCCGCGCACATACATAGACGCTTTAATGATTGGGCTGTCTTTTTCCTGCCTAACGATTTCAGTCAGGCGGAATTGTTTTTCTACCAGATTAAAAACGGGCGACTCATCAAATCCCACGGGAGGAAGCTGAGCAGGATCGCCGATAAAAAGAATCTTAAACCCCAAGTTTTGCGATAGCCGCTGCATTGCGTTGTACATCCGCTGATCGATCATTGACGCCTCATCAACGATCAGCACGTCAATTCCGACCAGTCTATGCTGGCCTGACTCCGTGGGAATGCCGGTTTTAATATTAACCCGCCAGCCTAGCGCGCTAAACACCGTGCCCGTTTCAACGCCAGCAGGAAGCTTCGAAGCAATAACGCTGAGCGCCTTGTGCGCATGAGTAATAGCCATAACGCTGTAGTTTTCGTTTAGCAGGGCTTGGGCTATAAAGCCTGCCAAGAAAGTCTTGCCACTGCCTGCATACCCGGCTAGCACGCATTGATGCGTTTCTGGCTCTTGGCTGGTCAGTATTCTGAGGATTGGATCTGCGGCTTGTTGTTGGTGTAGTGATAGGGTCATTTTTGAGCACTCTCTATCGCAAAGTACTTTACTGTTTGAGACGTCTTCTTTGATCCAATTAAGCTAGCTCCGTACTGGGTGATCTTATATTTTGCTTCTTTTGAGAATCTGCATTTTTTGACTAGGCCGCGATCTATCAACTTAGCTAGCGACTGGTTTATGCCAATTTCACCAAAATTAAAAAGCCTTTTGCTGAACGACATCAGATCACCGTTTGTCATATATACGCCACATGCTTTTAGAGATAACAGAACTAAACTATCCATACCTCTAGGCTTAGGGCTTTGCATCGACTCCTCTAGCAGTCTCTGAGTTTCTGCAAGATGTCTTAAATCATCTTCAGTCATTTTTAACCTTCCATAAAAAAACCGATATGCCCATCCTTTTCGCCAGAAAAGCCAGTCTCAGTAACTGGTGATGGGCATATCGGTTTTTACTGAGTATCTTTTCTGGCTGAGCTAATTAAACCATAGATAACAGTAAAAAGCAAAAAAACAATCAATTTTAAAAAGGTGGAATAAGTATTCCACCTTTTTTTGTTGGTGGGGCACCAGCCCAAGCCTTTATTCATGCGGGTTACAGTAAAAGGTGCCCCGTTGGACCGGACCAGACTATATAGATTTTATATTATATATAGGTCCATCTTGGGGCATCTTGCTAAGGTGCTGTTTTTGCGAAAAAAAAGCTGGAATAAAGGTGGAATTCCATCTGGGGCAGCTGGGGCACCTTTAAAATAAAAAAGCCCGCAACGCTGGCGGGCTTGTTTTTATTGTTGCTGATAGGTGATCGTTTCATGCATACAGATTAACACCTAACCGATTTACTTGCAATGTATTTTATTGTCTGAGAAGTTTTTTCAGCTATCAGCATCCCATCTTCTGTTAGAAGAGTTAGCAGTGCATCCCTGTCAGCCTTAGGCAGCGCCCTGAACGGCCTACAGCGCTTGCCAATATCGCGGGCAGACATTGGCACGTTTGCACTCAGAAGAACAGCCATAACTGCCTCCTGCAGGTCTTTACCATCATCATCACCACTACTAATCTCAATCCGCGGCATGGATAGCATCAAGCACCGCTCCACCCAGTCAAGCGCCCATCCTGCTATAGCAGGCTTGACCCTTGGTGATTCCGGGCACTCCCATGCGGCAAGCGCGCTAGCAATGCGTATAGCGGTCTGATAGTAGCCGTGAGCCATACCTCGAAAGCGGTGGCGCTCATCAGTGCCCATGAACTCAACCCATTTGCTGCGACGCGCCCTAAAAACAGCTGCCGTCTCAGTTTCCCATCCAATTACTGTTTGATGCGGTTTAATTGTTGGCGCGTCAGCCTGCCCTGTTATGCCTGGCACCTTAGCCAGCCGGTTGACTAGGTCTATCAGTCCGCCGGGTAAATGGTCAGGGCTTGATCCGTAGTTGCTTGCCGTCTCTTCCCCTGCCGGTATGATTGCCATCTGCTGCAATGTGCCGCGCATGTATTCAGAACTCGCGGTCATGGCGCTAACGTGGTCATCACCAAGCAATGCGAGAATATTCAGACTAGGCGCGTAAATATCGCAGTCCTTTATCTGCCGCTCCCTCATTGTCGCTGTGTCCTGGTCAATAAAGAGCGTATTACCTCCATGCACCTCATGGATAACGGCCAGCGCACCCTCAATAGCTCCCGATGTCTGTTTTCTGCTGCGGCGTATCATGTAGCCATATTCGTCAGTCGCCCAAAAGACACGCGGGCAGCGCAGTAGTGTTTGGTAAACTTGGCTTGCCCCAGTAAATCCTGTGCCGCGTATCAATTTACGCTCGCCTAGCATATTGCATAGCTGGTATGCCTTATCACGCAGCGGCCTTATACCTGCCGTGCTGCTATCACTAATGCCTAAAAAAACAGCGGTAGGCTGCCCGTTGCTTGTGACATAGCGGCGCGCAGTGATTGCGCACATAATTGATACTGTCGTCTGCATCACAGCGTCAGGCTTAACGCTATGCACTTGTGACTCCAGCCAGGAATATATTTTATTAACCATCTCCACCGGCGCATCAGTGCGCGCAGGTGCTAAGATTTCCTGCTGTGAGACGCGCACCTTTTTTGGTATGTTTAGGCTGATAGGCGTCACATTGCTTTTACGCGCTCCACTCACATTTCGAGATCCACTCATAATCCGCGCCGCCAACTCTTCCGCCTCATGGTCTCTTGGCGGCTCAATACCCAAATCACTAGCCGCTTGAGCGACCGCCGCGCTCATATTGCCATTGTGATCCAGTATGCAGTACGCGCTAAAGGCATCGTGCGCATGGCCATCGCATAAAATATCCGAGCCGTGGAACGAGTAGATCATCACAGGATCGCTATCGGGCAACTGGCACACTCCAGGGATGCCAGTTGAACTGTTGGGTGCCAACCACCTGCGGCCTGCTTTTCTGTACCCGTGCGCACTCAGAATGCTATCCATGTCATAGGCACGATTAAACGACCCGATAACATCGCCATGCTGGTTTGGACGTGCTGCCAGTGTTGCCGTGCGCGGAATGGCGCGTTCTTGCTTTTGCGCCCATGGGCAGGCGTCCTGCATAGCCTCTTTCGCCAATGCCCATTCTTGCCATATTTTTTGCAGGCAGTCGGGCAGCTCATGGAGATTGCGCCAATCACCGATCCACTCATAGGGCTTGCCTGTTTCGGGGTGGATTGAAGGCCAAATAGAGTCGTGTACATTGCCAGCGCGAAACTCTACTACACAATACTTGTCTTTGCCGTCCTTAGTGGGCCAATTAAGAGCGTGTCTTTGACTGGGTAGACCAGCTGGCGCTCTATACAGCAGCTTACCCCTGTTTTTCTTCCCGCTACTAACCTGCACGCCATCTGCAATAAGTTGGCTAAGATCAACCCCGACTGCCTCCAATGCGACATAGCAATCATCAAGCGCATCAAGGTCAATTGAGCACGTGCCAGACAAGCCGTGAATGATACCCATGCCGTCCTGTGGGTTTGATTCCCAGTGAGCCGCGTCACGGCCTGCATTCTGCCAGCCAGTACCGTAGGCTTCTTTTTGATTTTTCGGGCGTGTGGCGCAAAGTGCAAAGCCGTGCTCTATATAGGCGGTGGCTACATTAAATCTGTTAGTAGTCATTTTGTTGTTAGTAGTCATTGCTTTTCCTCTGCTTTTAGCTTGCCATTCGTTTTCACCTCAATCTCATACTGTCTAGATAAAGGCGGTGTATCTCCCCAGCGACTAATGTTGTGCGGCCAAATGTTTAGAGCTTCCGCCAAGTTTTTGATGCTGCCAAAATATTCAATTGCTTCTTTTGTTTTCATTTACTGCTCCAAGTGTTTGCATTAGGTGTTGACACTATAAATTAATGGCGGTACATTAGCAACCGTAACACAGCAACAGACCGACAAACCAACAAAACGAGGAATCGACATGGATTTAGCAAAAATAGAGGCATTAAGCCGCTCTTGGCTTGACGCAAAACAGAACGAATCGAGCTGGCGTGAGACTCGCGTTGCGATAGAAAACGAAATACTTGAGATCACCGGTGCAAAACCAGAAGGCAGCGAAACTCATACAGCCGGTGATTTTAAAATAACAGTAACCGGCAAGATGACGCGCACGCTTGATGCTGATTTATGGGAGTCAGTCAAGGATAGCATCCCAGAAAATCTACGCCCCGTCACCTACAATCCAAGCTTAGACCTGAAAGGCTTGCGCTACCTTCAAAACAACGAACCAGAAATCTACGCAATTGCTGCTAAGGCTATCGAAATGAAGCCTGCTAAAACAGCAATCGCAATCAAGGAGGCTTAATCATGGCTTTTGATTTATCCAACATTAAGCGCGGCGGCGAAGAACGCGCCCCGTTATTCGTATTGCACGGTGCGCCAGGTGCAGGCAAGACAACGTTTGCAGCTCAAGCAGACCGCCCGATCTTTATCCGTTGCGAAGATGGATTAGGTCTCAATGATGTTGATACATTCCCAATCGCTGAGTCGGTTGACGATGTGTTGGCAGCGTTAGCCAGCCTGTACGGTGAGCACGACTATAAAACGGTTGTGATCGACACTATGAGCGCACTAGAGCCAATGATCTGGGCAAAAGTGGCTCAGGATCATGGCGGTAAGTCGATTGAGGATATCGGCTTTGGCAAAGGTTATATTTTAGCCATGGATTACTGGCAGGACATTGTAAAAGCCTGCAAAGGTTTGGCGCTCAAAGGTATCACCCCAGTGCTGATCGCTCACAGCGAAATTGTAAAGTTTGACCCACCTGAATCTGAATCCTATGACCGCTATCAGATCAAGCTGCACAAACGCGCATTTGCATATCTGTATGAGCAGGCCGACATAATTGGCTTTGCACAGAATGCAATACACGTCAAAAAAGAAAACGTGAAAGACACAAAAGGCAAGGCAATCAGTAAGCGCAAACGCGAGCTAATTGTCAGCGAGTCGCCTGCAATTATTGCAAAAAATCGCTATGCGATGCCTGCTAGCATGGATTTGGAGTGGGAGCAGTTCGCTGCGCACGTTCCATTTTTGGCAAAAAACCTAACTTTAAGCAATTTGAACTTTGAAGCAACTAACGAGGAATAAAACATGAACGGTAATTTAAGCAATTTGAACTTTGATGCAAATGCAGTACAGCCACAAGAATCATTCGAACCGATCCCTGCTGGTTGGTATGAGTGCATGATTGTTGAATCAGAGATGAAACCAAACAAGGCTGGCACAGGGCAGTACTTGCAATTGCGTCTCGATGTGACTGAGGGGCAGTATTCAAACCGTGTACTGTTTGAGCGCCTGAACCTTGATAATCCGAACTCTACTGCGGTAGAAATTGCTCAACGCACATTGTCTGCTATCTGCCACGCTACCGGCGTATTGCAACCGCGTGATAGCTCAGACCTGCACAACATCCCGCTGCGCGTGAAGGTATCAGTGCGCCCTGCTGGTGACGGCTATGACGCAAGCAATAACATTAAGGGCTATGAGTCGCTAGGTGGCGTAAAGCAACAAGCAGCACCGGTTAATGCTGCTAAAACTGCAGCGCAACCTGCAGCGCAGAGTGGTGCGGCAAAGAAGCCGTGGGAATGATTTAATTTTTATGCCGCATCGTATGGATGCGGCTTTTTTGGAGGTAAACAAAATGACCGACCTAACTAAATACACACCGCACGCAATCGTACAATCAATTTACAAATCATGGCCTGCCCGTCGCACCACCGGCCACCGCGCCCACCTTGGCGGATCGCAGATTGGGCATCACTGCGACCGCTATTTGTGGTATCAGTTCCGCTGGGCAGACTGTGACGACTTTAGTGACAAGGGCCGTCTACTGCGTCTATTTGAGCATGGCGAAGTCGAAGAAGAGCGCATTGTAAAAGACCTGCGCGCAATCGGTGCAGACGTTTATCCAGTCGATCCAGAGACCGGCAAGCAGTGGTTCTTTAGCGCATTTGGTGGTCACTTTGGATTGAGCCTTGACGCTACAGGTCACAACTTCCCAGATACACCAGCATGGCGCTTGCTTGAGTTCAAGACGGCAAGCGACAAGAGTTTTAAAGAGCTTATTAAAAAAGGCGTGAAAGACTGGAATCCGCAATACTACGCCCAAGTTATTGTTGGCATGGAATTGTCAGGTCTTAAAAAGTGCCTGCATATCACCGTCAATAAAAACACAGATGAAATGTACGCCGAATCAATCAAGCCAAATATAACCGAAGCGACGCGGCTTCTCGATCGTGCTGAGCGCGTTATATTTTCAAACGAACCGCTGCAAAAATGCTCAGAGGATCCGGCGTGGTATCTCTGCAAGTGGTGCAAAATGCAGGATATTTGTCACGGCGGTAGAGTCGCTCAGGTCAATATGCGCACCTGTGTTTTTAGCACGCCAACACGTGACGGGCAATGGTACTGCGAGAAGTGCGAGCGCAATATACCAGAGTCAGAGCAGCATACCCACCACCACCTTATGCGCCCTGATCTTGTGCCGTATGCAACAGCGGTAGAGGCAACAGATGACTGGATCAAGTACGAGTCTGAGCATGGCGTGTTTTTTAACAGCAATCTAGACGAACCCTACCACTACACAAGCCAAGAAATGCGAGATTATAAAGGCACTTTGCCGCTCGATAAGGAAGCAGAAGAGTTTCGCACGGCTTTTGATGGAAAGGTGGTTGGCGATGATTAAGCTGCGTGACTACCAGCGTGAGGCGGTAAATAGCGTTTATGATTACTGGGCAAAAGAAAAAGGCAACCCGCTAATCATTGCACCGTGCGGTTGCCATGAGAAAGGGCATCCAATTATTATGGCTGACGGAAGTATAAAGCCCGTTGAACAGGTTGTTACGGGTGATTTCGTCATGGGTGTTGATAGCACCCCTAGGCTGGTGACAAACCTTCATAGGGGGCGCGAAAGTATGTACAAGATAACGCCCAAAAAAGGTGAGTCTTTTATAGTGAATGCTGGTCATATATTGCACTTGCGTATAGCCCCAGACCACGGAAGGCGCGCTTATTACTGTGACGTGAGCGTTAGAGAATACCTTGAGTTTTCAAAAACGAAAAAAAGGCTATCTCAAATTGTTAGGCGTCCACTGATTTTTAGTGAATCCAATCTACCTATTGACCCTTATGTTTTGGGCTTTCTAATAGGTGACGGGTGTTTGCTTTTTGGTGTTGTTTCGTTTTTTAACCCTGACCTAGAAGCAATAAAGATGGTGGAAAAATGGTGCAATGAAATTGGCTGTGACGTTACTATTAAATGGAAAGAAGAAAAGAACTGCTACACTTGCAATATAGTAGATTCTAGGTCTAACTCCCGTAATGGCGTAGAAAATAAGGTTAGAACCCTACTAAAAAATTTGGGGTTGTATGAAAAAAGGTCTGGTGAAAAGTTTATCCCACAACAATACAAAACAGCCAGTTACGAACAGCGAATCAATCTTATTGCTGGATTGATAGATACTGATGGTAGCTTGTCAAGAGGTGGGTATGACTGGATTAGTAAATCAGAAACTTTGGCTGATGATATGGTTTTCTTATGCCGTTCTGTAGGCCTTGCTGCGTATAAAACAGAATGCGTTAAGAGGTGTCAAAATGACTTTTCTGGTGTTTATTATAGGGTAAGTATATCTGGTGACTGCACCGTAATACCTTGCGTTGTCCCTAGAAGAAAAGCCCCTACAAGAAAAATTAACAAGAACGTCCTTCGTGTTGGTTTTTCTGTAGAAGAGGTTGGTACTGGGGATTATTACGGATTCTCTCTAAATAAAGATAGGCTTTACATAGATGGCTTCTTTAACGTCCATCACAACAGCGGTAAAAGCCTTATTATTGGTGAGATAGTGCGCGGCGTTATGCAGTACGAAGGCACCCGTGTTCTTGTTCTGGCACACCGCAAAGAATTATTGGAGCAAAACGAGGCCGAACTGCGCAATCTGTGGAGCGATGCGCCGACTGGATTCTATAGCGCAGGCATCTGCAGGCGTGACCGTGGTGCTCAAATACTTTTTGCAGGCATCCAGACGATAGCAAGCAAGATACATACATTAGAGCCGTTTGATATTGTTTTAATTGATGAAGCGCATTTATTGCCCAGATCAACCAGCACACAATACGGTAAGACAATTGAAACGCTCAAGCTCATGCGCCCTACTTGCCGCTTTATCGGCCTGACTGCCACGCCCTATCGACTCGATAGCGGCTATCTGTATCAGGGTGACGGATCGCTGTTTGATAAAGTAAGTTATGACATACCAATACAGCGCCTTATTGATGAAGGGCACCTGTGCGAGGTTGTAGCAAAATCAGGCCGTCAAGTCGCTGATATGAGCGGCGTTAAAAAGCGCATGGGCGAATTTAATCAAACAGAAATGGCACGCGCTTTTGAGCAAGACGGCCTGCTTGTTAACGCCTGCCAGCAGATCATTGAGGAAGGGGCTGACCGCAGGGCTTGGATTGTGTTCTGCGCGTCAGTTGATCAAGCTGAGCAGGTCACAGAGATCATGCGCTCAAGCGGCATTGATGCCGATTTAGTGACCGGTGCGCACAGTAAAGGTGACCGGGAAAAAACAATCGAGCGATTTAAAGCAGGGCATCTTAAATGCTTAGTCAACGTGGATGTTTTAACCGTTGGTTTTAACGTACGTATCTGCGACCTTGCCGCACTGATACGCGCCACTGACAGCACGTCCATGTATGTGCAGATTGTGGGGCGTATCATGCGCACATACCCAGGCAAACAAAACGCATTGCTGTTGGATTTTGGTGGCAATGTGGAGCGCCATGGCCCGATTGATGATGTTGTAGTAAAGACACCGGGCAAGGGTGACGGCGAGGCACCAGCAAAAACATGCCCTGACTGCCTAATGATTGTTGCTGCCGGTGTGCGCAGATGTCCAGAGTGCGGCCATGAGTTCCCGCCCCCTGAGCCTAAGATTGAAAAGCGCGCATTTAGTGGTGCAGTGTTAAAAGCGCAACGTGTACCAGACCGGCTCGCTGTTATGTTTGTAAAATACATTTTGCACAGCAAGCCAGGTAAGCCGATGAGCGTGAAAATAACTTACACAACTGGGAAAAAACAGGTAAATGAATGGCTGCTACCTGAGCACGGCGGTATGGCTGCATTGAAAACAGCGCAAGTTATCATGCAGCGCTATAACCAGAAATGCCCAGCAACCAGTGTGGAGCTTTTAGCTATGCTTAAACAGCAAAAGAAGCCGTCTTTTATCGCAGTCGAAAAAGACGGAAAATATGAGCGAGTAACCAAAGTGGAGTTTGAAATTGAATAAATCTGAGTACAGGCAAAAAATTGCAGAATTAAAAGCCAATGCATTCCCCAAGCCACCGCCACCAGTGAGCAGCTGCGCATCATGTGAGCATCTTAATAATGATGGGATGTGCGAGATGTTAGGCGAATACCCGCCTTTTGAGTTTATAGCGCAGCCTAACGAATGCGCTGATTATTATGAGGATTTACCGTTTTAGTAGTAAATGATATAATAAAGTAACGGCTAGGCTGATCCCCGAACCGCCAGACTTCGCAGCTGGCTTGCCGTTCTTATCCAAACTGCGTAACACTTGCGAGGTGTTTGTATGACTAATTATGTAACGTGCAAAACGTGCGGCACGGTAAAAAGATTCCCTCTATCTATAGCTAAGAACAGAAAATACTGCAGTCGATCCTGCCGACCAACAAAAGGATCTGATAATCCAAACTGGAAAGGCGGCCTATTAGAGCGCGAATGCAAATTGTGCTCAAAAAAATTCGAAACAAAACAGAAGAACGTTAGGAACGGTTACGGTAATTACTGCAGTAGGGAATGCTCAAGCAAATTCGCTAGCAGTGTTTTTTCTGCAAAATCAAAAAGAAAAAGAATAATAAAGTCTTGTAATATTTGCGGTGAAAGCATAAGCATAAAGCCGTCCAGAGACGGCATAGCAGGCACTTACTGCTCCACAGAGTGCATGGCTATCGGGTATAAGAGCAGGTTGACAGGTAAAAATAACCCCAACTATAAGCAGGGACAGTCTTTTATACCGTCCTATTACAACAACCTAAGAAGGACAGCAGAAGGCTCATACACCAAGGCAGACATAGAATTTTTATTTAAAACTCAGCGCGGCAAATGCGTTAACTGCAAGAAGTGCATTAAAAACGGGTATCATATTGACCATATTTACCCAATCATTCGAGGCGGTTCTAACCACCCTCACAACCTACAACTACTATGCCCATTCTGTAATCACTCTAAACACGCAAAAGACCCTATAGAGTGGGCGCAACAAAACGGGAGACTGCTATGACTATACCTAGTGAAGCGGTAGAGCAGGAAACTCTGGTGGCCTGGTTCGACAAAACATTCCCAGCGCACCGCGGGAGGATTACGGCATCTATGAATGGCGCATGGATAGGTGGAGGTAAAAATAAATTTTCGCTTATTTCCAAGTACAAAAGGGGCGGTATGCGAAATGGGTATCCAGACCTTTTTCTGCCCGTGGCTAGAAAAGGCTATCACGGGCTATTCATTGAGATGAAGCGATTAAAAGGCAGCATAACTAGCAAAGAACAAAAAGACTGGCATGAGTATCTTAACGGGCAGGGTTACTTGTGTGTGGTGTGCAGAGGTGCTCAGTCTGCTATTGAAATTATCGACGACTATGTGAAAGGTGACTCATGTTCAAAATAATTCTGTTGTCATTCGTTCTCATCGCTATACCATTCGATAGCTTTGCGCAAACACGATGTCGCACAGATTCTTTGCAGAACACAACGTGCCGAGACAACAATGGCAATACAGTCCGTGGCCGGACGGATTCCCTTGGCAATACGACCTGGCGAGATGATCAAGGTAATACGGTTCGCAGTCGTACAGATTCGCTGGGTAATACAACCTATCGTGACAACCGCGGTAACACCATTCGCAGTCGCACCGATTCACTGGGAAATACCACTTACCGGGACAGCGACGGTAACACCATGCGCAGTCGTACAGATTCGCTGGGTAATACGACTTATCGTGACAACCACGGAAACACGGTCATGTGCCGCAAAGATGCTTTGGGCAATACCACTTGCCGCTGATGTTTCTATTGACATCCTCCCCGACCTAAAGGACGTGGTCTGTCGCGCACCAGATCAAGAAGTGCTTGAAAAATGTGCGCAGTGTTGTATAATTATAATTGTTACAACCAACTAGGAAAAAACCATGACGAAAAGAACAGGCTATAAACCACCGCACCCCACCGAGGGGAAATCGATCAGAATAAATGTTCTTATCGACCAGAAAACGTATGACATTGCGAAGAAGTACGGCCATAACAATATCAGCGCCGGGCTTCGGTATATCTGCAAAGAGTATGACAGATTGGTCACAGGCGCGGAGAAATCATGGTAAACAGTCACAAAAAAATAATATACACCCTGGCGGCTGTATCGCTGGCGGTATCAGTATATCTTTTACATGTATCATTTAATGCCTACCAAGAGCTGGAAGAAGATAGGGCGCTGTGCGGCAAGGTGACGATAGTAGACAATTTAGACAATTCAGAAACTTATCAAGACAATTTTTCTCGTGAGTTTTACGCGATTATCTACCCGGTCGATGATGGAAGCATCAGAGACAAAAATGGAGAGATCGTCACCACCGATTCAGAAGGATCTTTTGCCGCACCTTATTTGCCTCCGCCCGTTGCCTTTAGCGAAAGAGATTTACGATTGATGACCAGACACATTCCGGGGTGTGGTGGCGCCCAAGCAACGGAAGTTCCAGAGCCTGGATTTTTATCTGTTTTTTTGCTTGGCTTGGTTGCTTTAATGATCAAAAAATAATTGACATGCACCAATAAATGTATATAATGAATCATCAAACAACACATTAACAACAGGAGATTTAAAATGGATAAATACACAAAAGAGCACAAGCAAAGTATTGCTGAATATATCGTTATACCTTTGATCGCAGCGCTTGTTTCGTTGGCCACGTTGAATTTGGTTTGGACACTTTTTGGATATTAATATCATACGAGCTAGCTATTTCATCACCAAGGTAGTACCGGTAAGTTAGGCCGGCTGATATTTGTTCTGAGCCGCAAAGGCTCCAAATATCTCTACCCGCTGCACAGGTCAGGGGCAGGAAACTAACCACCTGTAACGGTATCCGATAGTGATCGGATAATGAAGGAACCAGTACCTTCTCCACCACCTGATAAATTAAAAAAGAGAGAATGATGAAAAATAACGCAGAATTGATAATTTGCATTATCGCCGTAGTATTAATCATGTATGTTATTTACCCGGTCGATATAAGCGAGAATGAGCCAGAGATTAACAGTTTTCACAAAGTTTTGAGATCACACATTGAATAAAAAATTAAGCAAACAATGGTCTGCAGAACAGGAAAAGAACCTGATAAAAATGTACCCAGATGATGAAAAATTCATGCAAACCTGCAACGCAATTGAATCCGCCTTGAACGGAGTATCGCATCATGACTAACAGTTGGGTGGAGTTAGCCACCGGAAAACCATGGAAAACAGAGCCTGTTAGATCACGCAAAATATCAAGATCAAAAGCTCAAAACGATCAGCTGGTAAGAGATGTCCTGGAACGTGGAATTAACCGGCCGTGTGACGTTGCAAAAGAACTGGAGATATCTGAATCGTCGGCTTGCAGAATCATGAAGAGGATAGGCTACCACCGCATACCGATAACCAAGGCTGGCACAACACCGATTAGGATTAAAGCGATTGCTGCCGACGGATCTTCGGTGTTGTATCCATCCCAGGTTGCCGCAGCCAAAGCACACGGTCTAAACCAGTCATGGATTAGCAAATTATCGAGATCCGGAAAGGCGACATTTTCAGGAACAAAATTTGAGAGGATATTTTGAGCATACTTAAAAAGGCTATAGACACCATAGACGAGCGCGGTAAATTGCGCGATACAGGTGGTTCAAAAGAAAGATCAATGGCAGCTTGCGTAATCGCGTTCAATGCCTTGGAAGGAACGAGCTTGACTGAGCGCCAAGGATGGGCATTTATGCGCTTGCTTAAAATGGCGCGAAGCGCTGCAAGCTCCAAAAACGGAAAATATCACGAGGACGATTACATTGATA